AAAGAGAACTCTGATATATCTATAAGACGCGTCGGTTCCAAAATAGGATTCGTTAAATTGTGCCAAGAAAGCGATAACACTAATACGAACTGGTTCATTAAAATAAATTTGGCAGCAGGGGACATATGCGAATTGCTTGGAAAATTAAATAGCATCAGGTTTAATAAAGAGAATAACGTAGGTCCTCTCAGCATATCAAAACAAGATATAATTAAAAAATACAATTCTCTAAGATTAGTCTAGTCTTGTATGGAGAGCCGCAATAGCTGCGAGGCTATGTTTCTATGACGCGAGGTATTTCGGCGTAATTCGTTTTGTGTTCTCGGGCTTCTTGTTTATCGGCGTTATTGCTATCTATCTCGGGGACATAATTAAACAGAAAATTCAAACCATCATTCTCTTTTATTTTTTCCTCTCTCGTATGTTTATTGGTTTTCTCAGAAAGCTCAGGGTTTTTGCTGATTATATCTCGGCGTATCTCGTTATACAATTTGATTGAAATCTCGTCTATTTTGTCTATGACATTCCGCTCTTTACTCGTCCAGCCTTTTGATATATCTTGTTTATGTATATAGATACATAGCAATCCGAGAGAATATAATAGACCCTGTCTTTTAATTTTATACTTCTTTTTATATTCGTGATTGTATAATTTAAAAGCATTCTCAAATACCTTGTCCTTGTACAGGATACTATATACTCCCCAGATAAACCATGATATATCGTCGTCGGTGCTATAAAACTTCGTTTCTATCTTTATTTTTTTACGCAATATATAATCTATGAATAATCGCAGATTATTAGAGATTCCTACGATTTTGTCTATATCATCGCTTGATAAATCGTCAGTCGTTTTAATAGTTTTTATGATAATCGCGATAATCCCAAGAGCCGTACTATAATTCTCGTGATTATGAGGAGGCAGAATGCCATCAAAACGCATTATACCATTCTGCGACAATTTCATATCATTCTCATTTAATATATGAGCTATTTTGTTTTTTAGCAGAGCTATTGACATATTACCGCATTTAGCTACGGGATGTTTATTGTAAATATCGCACAAAATACATAGCTTTGTTATAATGATATAGATATTTTTAATAACTATCTTATCAGTATCTATCATATTCGCTATATCTTCATAGATATCTGCGAGTTTCCCGATATCTGTAATATATACAAAGGTTCCTATATAGGAACACACATCAATATAAATCAATTCCAATACATCAAATGATTCGTCTATAATTATCATTTGAGTACTCAATAATATGCTGTTCTGTATATCTCCATTACATATAGATGTAAATAAATCATCTTTTGTCATAGCATTTACAATATAAAAGGATTATATATCATCTAATATTTACGAATATATATGAGAGATTCTAAGATATTCAGTGAAAAATAAAGAGCGTAGTGTAGATTAGAAAGGCAAAAAGATAAATAATAGGCCTATAAATATTATGAAGAAGCCTATTAATACCTTGAGGGGTAAAATCTCTTGAAATATCAAGAAAGAGGCTATCAATGTTATAACAGGAGCCAGCGATACTATTAGCGACATTATATTTACATTAGCTTTGTTATCCAAAGCAAAAATATACAATACATTCGCGACATATACAGAAAAGAATGATATTACTATCAGGAATGGTATATATTTGCTATTTTTTTGTATATCGCCATATATATCATCTCTTTCATATACAATTATATATATTATGCTTGCCAAGAAATATACAGATGCCTGTGTTAAAAATTATAATATATGATGGTATATTTTTTGAAAGAATATATTTAAATAATACAGGAGAAATACCCCACAAAAAAGCTATAACGAATGCTAAATATGTATAGTAATTCATATCTATTCTATTAAATTGCTATAATAAATATTATAGCCTGCTACGGGATTAGGCGAATATGTTGCTTTTGTGGGTTGTGATGAAGGTGTTGTATATGTTTATTAGTTTATAGCATTTTATTATTGTTACTTCTGATACATTACAGGCCTTCGCGAAGTTCTTTTTAGAGTATCCGAGGCCTTTGACGGTTGAATAGTAATACAAGATGCCCGCAGCCGATGAAGTAGGCGAGTTATCATTCATTATCTCATTTTCTTCTATCAGTTTTACGAGCTCCTTGCATTTGTTAATATCATTTATAGACATATTTAGATTGTTGCCATATTGCGATATGAAATCAATAGGATTTGGCGAAGATACGTTGAGCTGTAATAGCGTTTGGAATCGCGTATTGCCTTTATTTAATGTTACGTGAGATATGTTAAACATCGCAGCAATATCTTTGGAACTTTTAGGGATTTTGTTGATTAAGCAGGCGTGATATATACAAGATGCTATCAGGCCTTCTTTATTGTCGCCGCGGGATATTTTCTTTTCGGATGCTTGCTTATAGAGGTTTTTGGCGTCATCTATGACTTTCTGGGGTATTCCGTTGTTAATAGTATTCGCCGTCATTTTATCAAAGACATTCCATAATGTCCTTTCATCATAGGGCATACTATTCCACATTTGGAACTTGCGAATTATACGCATATCTATATTATCCTTGTATCCGCTACCTATCATAGAGCCTATGGAAGATTTTGGAAGCAGATTATTCGTAGGCATTCCACAACGCGAAGGGTCGCCATCGCGATTGTCTTCGTTTCCGTAATATCTCCATTCAGCAGTATTCTCAATAACCTTAGAGATGATTGAGCTACACTTTTTACAAATATGCATATTATCTTCTATCAGATAATCCGTAGAACCACATTCGCATTTAATTATATCCTCACCGGCTTGATTGTCATCAATACCATTACTTATTTTATTCTGTTTGTCCTCTTCGTTTTTTATTTCCCTAAATAATTCCCACATTTCATCGTCCATAAGTAATATTTGGTATTAATGACAACTAATATATAAGGTTTATCAATTTTTATATATATTTTTGTAATAAAAATTGATTAGTATATTTAATTCTTTATATAATAACCCGAACAATGAATAGAGCTATAACAATTAGATATATCTCAGTATTGCTGGTTTTACTATCGGCCATCGTCGCTGTCGCCGATTGTTATATCAATTCCTTCGTATCTATGAGCTCGCAAGGTTCGCAGGGCTCTCCGAGCTCTCCGAGTTCCTCTAATACTCGTAAAAAGAATATTGTTAAAAAGGGTAATGCTTATCATCGCAAGTTTGCTAATGAAAACGAAAAATATTTATATGGCAATTATTTAGTTACGCTCAGAAAGTTTAAGAGAACCATCAACTATAACAAAATATTTAATAATATGACCGAACAGACAAAGGAATCCGTAGGTGCCGTAGGTGTCGCGGGCGCTGGTGGAGACACAAGATATATCAAGGGAATTGCTGATGATATCTATTTTAACATCAATAATAATACGATAATCAATAATGACCAGTATATTGCTAAGAGTATTAGTCTGGCAAATATTAAGATTGATGTCTCAACTGTTAAATATATTCAGATATCTACGAAGAACGATACTATAACTATAGAATTGGATAAAAATAATGATAATTCAAAAAATACCGATAGCGGATTTATTAATTATGATTTAGGCAAAATAGATTCCCTCATCAGCGCAATCTCTATTCTAATGAACTTGTTGAATATTCATTAGAATCATTTAGATGCGGTCGCGGATATCACGAACTTCGCGGCGAAGATCGCGAACTTCCTGGCGAAGAACATTTAGTTCATTGCGAATATCATTATTGATATTACGAGATTCGGGTTGAATATAAGGCTTTGATTCGTCCTTGTTATAACGATTCGGGCGTTTTCTAGCACTTACTTTAGTAAAGTATTCATCACGTTTAACTTTGAAATCTTTTAGGTCATCGGGATTAACATCGTATTTGGCAATTAGCTCGGCTTCGTCGGCGTTCTCGTGCTCTACAAGACGGCAGATATATTGATAAATGCGTGTCTGAATGCTTCGCGAAGTTCTTTTAAGTTCTGCAGCAATATCTTCATATGAAGATTTTTCTGTTCGCATAGCAAGAAGCCTCTCTTCCTCTCCTTCTTCCCATCCAAATCCAGCCCTAGATGTCTGCTCATTTTTTCTCAATTCATCAAAGTGTGATTTCTTGCTGTATCTTTTCGACATCGTGTTGTTGTATAGTGTTTGTTTGTTGCCCTTAGCTATCTATATATAGCGCCTTCTTTTTATATGATTTTTTTATTTTTCGGATTTCTGTTTTCATATATATTTATCTATTTATATAATTAAAACAAAGGTACAAAAATGTTTTATGAAATTACAGCAGTTATAATAGTATTCCTCCTAATCATCATATCACTCATAATATATATTATTTTCTCATCGTCAGATTCCAAAGTATCCGAAGCCACAGCTAAGCCAGCGTCAGTCCCCGAAGCAAACAATAAGGTATGTTTATCAATTGATGATTATAATGTTCTATTGGATAAAGCAAAACACAATAAGCAGGCCGAGAGAGATGAAACAGTTGTTCGCGATAGAAAGGTTTTAAATGATCCTTTGTATCCTCCGCTAAATCGCTCAGATAACAAAACACACGCAGAACTTGCTAATAATATTGCGAACAGAAATATGTATATTCGGACAAATGATGTGGGTGATACTTATCGTCTTGTAGGATATGTTACAAATAACTCTGATGATAAGGATACAGGCAATAATAACTGGAAGCTCTTTGCGAGACAAAAGGACAGACATATTTCCGAGTTTTATATGAAACCTACAGATAATAATAATGATGTAAAGGTTCCTATAACAGATGATATCATAGTAGGCGATAGATTGCGTGATATTTACAATATTCCGCAACAGATTACTTTTAAATCTCCTATGTTTAACAAAGACCCCTATAATGTCGTAGAAGTTCCAAAAGCCGATTTAAGCCGTTCAGCAGATTATTTATAAGATATACAATATATAAAAAATGATATATTTCTAATAGAAATTAGTAATTATAATAGTATCGCGAGTATGACAATTATTACAGATGATAATGTTGATTCGGATATTTCGCAATCCTCGCATTCGGGTCATTCTATGGTTTCAGCTGCCTCCTCTCTTTATCTTGAAATGGTTCCTTTTAATCTTAGGGGTCGTGCCGAATGGTGGGAATTGCGTAGAGAAGAAATTAAAATATATGAGAAGTTAGCAGAAGGTTCTAATGGAATTATTAAGAAGGTTAAATGGCGTGGTAGCGAATGTGTGGTTAAATATCTGCGACATAATGATAATAATATAGAATACGAGGATTTGATAAATGAAATATCTGTCATATCGCATTTAAGACATCCGCGCCTTGTGCTATTTTTGGGAGCCTGTACATTGAATGAGCCGCTAATGCTATTATATGAGTATATGCCAAACGGTTCCTTAGATAGCTATTATAGCAAAATGTCCCATAAATATTCTAAGCTATGGAAGCCTTCTCCTAAATATATGTATCGCTGGATTATGGAGCTTACACAGGCTATCTATTTTCTCCACAATTGCTATTATCCAATAATGCACCGCGATATTAAACCCTCTAATATTTTATTGGATGATGATTTGCATATTAAACTCACCGATTTTGGATTGTCGCGGACGATTAAAAAAAAACACGATATATATAAAATGAGTGGCTGTACAGGTACGCTAAGATATATGGCGCCTGAAATATTATTTAATAATGGCGAAGATTACAATCTGATGATTGATATCTATTCTCTTGCCCTAAATTTCTGGTTTATTGCAACAGGAAAGAGGCCTTTTAATGAAATAGATAAAAATCCGCATATTATTCACTTGATTAAAGAGGGATTCCGTCCTAATATTGGCGATGTTCCCGATAATATTGATTTGAAAAGATTAATTGTGCGGATGTGGGATACTTGTCCTGAAATGAGACCAGACATTAAAGTAGTATTTGAAGAAATCACTATAATAACTGAAAAAATAGAAAAAGATGATAGGAATGCCAGTACGACTTCCAGAAAATGCACCATTATGTAATATGCCCCGCTAAGAGATACCCAAAGATATCCCTTGTATATTCTAAATATCAAGGATATCATAGCAGATTACTACAAGAGGATCGCCGTCATACTTATTATTAATTTTTTCAAGAATATTTCTATTATAATGGTCAAGCTCAATAATATTGAAGGATTTCATAATATTATCTTTTTCTATATTGCTCATTCTATCAATATAATCATATACGAAAAAGCGCAGTGTATTACACTCGTCGCACGGAGTAGTTTTTTTGAAATCATCCATAATATTATTACAAAGGTTCCGGATTACCGGAATGTTCTCAATATTGCTATTTCTAAATAACATAATAGGCTGTTATAGTTATTATTATTCTCAATTAATTTATATCAATTTTTATTTTTTGCTGTATATAAAAATAAGAATTAAAAAGATTACTAACTACACCCAGCTATACACAACGATTATATTTATCCATATCTTAAATATATTAGGTGTAATCGCAAGCATCATCTCTATCATAACACTTCTTTTGTGCTGTATGAATGCCCTTCCTCTATCAATTAACAAAGAATGTGATAAAGTGTGTAGATGCCGTAAATGCCTATGGGGGAGACCGCCCTAAACGCGGTTTTATGTGGGGGAGACCGCCCCCAACGCGGTATTATATGGGGGAGACCGCCCCCAACGCGGTTTTATGTGGGGGAACCCGCACCCAACGCAGTATTAGAAGAGGCTATTGAGAGGCTATTGAGAGGCTATTGAGAGGCTATTGAGAGGCTATTGAGAGGCTATTGAGAGGCTATTGAGAGGCTATTCTAATACTGTGTTGGGGGAGGTTTCTCCCTCATTATAAAAATACTTAGATTAACATAGCACTTATAGAGACACCAGAAAATCTTTATTTTTTGATTTTAAAATTTGAGTACATCTCTTGATTTATTTTGTAATTTCTAAAAAACTTTTGAAATTTTTGAAAAAACAGAAAGATGTACTCAAATTATAATTTTCATTTTTTTATAAAAATCTGGTTTCTTTTTAAGTTATCACAATAGCCTATCGGTAGCCTCTTCTAAAACCGCGTTGGGGGCGGTCTCCCCTACAAGTTGTAAAAAATGATGAGGTTGTATTGTATTAGAATGTAATTAAGCGATGGCGGTATGTCTTGTAAAAACCGAGAACTCTTTTTTAAATATTTCATCATACGAAGAGCACAAGGTTTTAATTGACAGATGCATTGAAGATGTCAGGGATTGTCTTGATATCAAGCCATCTATTCAATTTATGGGTAAAACCGTTCGCCAACAGCGCGATGTAGGGTTTTTCTCTAACGAATCAGCTGGCTATTATTATTCAGGAAAACTCGCAAGCTCTAAGCCTCTTAAAGAAAATATGCGCGATTTGCTCGCTATTGTTAATATCCAATATAACAGCAAATACAACGGCATTTTAGTAAATAGGTATAATGATGGCAACAATTATATTTCAGATCACTGTGATAGCGAGAATACTCTAGGAGATTCAGGAGTTATAGCAATATCTTATGGAGCTGTTCGCAAGTTCCGGATTCGTGATAAAAAAACTAAAGCATGGGTAATTGATATCCCAACGGCTCCTTATAGCATCATTCAAATGGGGGGCAATTTTCAAGCAGAGTTCTCACACGGAATCCCTGTTGAAAAGAGAATAAAAGAAGCGAGATATTCTCTGACATTTCGCAAACATCTAATGTAATCTATGTAATATATATATATATGCAATAAGTATATAGAGATCTTATAAATATATGGCAGAATACATTACATATGATTGGTATTATAATAGTAGATCCAGGAAGGTATCTTCTATTATTAAAGATCACGATGAAATCGTTGGAGAGTTTACTCTAATACTTGGAAAATCAGGAAGAATGTCTTCGGGTGGTTATCCTCCTCAACTACATGTGGAAGTTAATGAAAATTACCAGAGAAGAGGATACTCTAATATTTTATTGAAGAATTTTCACGATTTTGTATATTATAGTTGGAACAGTATGCAAGAAATGTATATACTTACAGATAATAATAGGAAGTCTCGTCCTTATGTGAAATTAGATCAGAATATGATGCTATATATAGATACTGATGCTAGCGAGAATAGCAGAGGGTCTTCCTTCTGGCGTAAAATAGGACTTTTGCCAGTTAGAGATTCAGATGAATATAATGGCTACGAACTTTCTATATCCCTCAGAGATTTATTAACAAAAATACACAATAAAAGTTGTGCTGCGCCTAAACGCAAATACAGTAGAGGCGGTCAAAGCAAAGGCAAAGGAGCTGGTGGAACTGGCAGAGCCGGAAAGAAAAAACAAAATTGATATAAATAAATATATTATTTTTTTATATAGCTAATATAATGGTTACTAAAGATAGGTTATGGAGTACCTATTTTATCGTATGGCGTACTATCTATATTACACGATTGCTCCGTGCGAATAAAAAAGTTCTTAAAAATACTTCTAAATATAAAAATTGATGACCTTATATACTCCTTATAATTACAGCATAGCCTAACAGCTAAGCCGTCAGCCTGTAGTCGCCCAGCAGACAGCAAGCCAGACAGCAAGCCAGACAGCAAGCCAGACAGCAAGCCAGACAGCAAGCCAGACAGCAAGCCAGACAGCAAGCCAGACAGCAATGAATCATCAAAATGCCCCGTATATTGACTCTGACGATGAGAGCCCTGATAATGTCGGTTTCAGCTTTGACATTGAGAGCAAGACAGTTTATAATATTGGTAGAAACAAAGCGCTAATCAAAATTACTGTCAGGGAGTTCATTCAATATGTTGGAAATTGGATTTATAACCGCAAAATTGATACCGAGAAAGTTAAGGAGCTTAAAGAGCAGTATATTTCTAAAAATGGCAACGATTACTTCAATATTATGGACAATGACAATGACGCGGATATTTCACCTGCGTGGATTATTAGCATTGTCTATGATAAGGAAGCGAGCGGTTCTCATAAACTCTTTGTAATTGACGGACAGCATAGGAGAGAGGTCATTCGCGAACTTTTGAAAGAGGGCAAGATGGAAGATACGATTGAGATTCTCTGTATTATGTATTCTATTGACAATTGCAAAGCCGAGAACAATAAAAAGACCCTGGAACTTTTCAAGAAAATCAATAATAATCTACAGTTGAAGGACGTAGATCTTCCCGAAATCCTTACTCTTCAAATTGTTGAAGCCATTGAGAACGATGGGTATCTTGTTTCCAATAGAAAAATTCTTATCAAGAACAATACCAAGACAAAAAGCGCGCAAGAGCCTTTTATTCACAAAAATGAGCTCTTAATACTCTTTAATACCAACTATCATCTTATTGAAAATCTTAGTTGCGAAGAAGTTATCGCAAACCTCAAGATTATTATTAAGCAGATTAGTTTCAAAGATGTTAATGATATTTACACAGATACTCCAAAAAATCACGAGAGGTATGTTAAGGCTCGGGATAATAAGTTTTGGCTAAACCTGAAATCATCTGCCAATTGCAAGCCGAGCGAATGGATTAAGTATATCGCGAAGCCCAATGAGTTTCATCCCTAATTCTAATATTATCTAAAAACAAGGTGGGAGCCTGCTGAGCGACTGAGCCGAGGGGATAAATGGTTATATATTATATATTTTTATATTTTTTATTTTTATCTAAAAAAAATGACTATAATATTATATTATTATAAATAAGTAATATATATTATGAATTTTGATGTTGAAGCTATTAATACGGATCCTCAAGGTTTTATAAAGAAGAATAAGAAGAAGGATATTATTGCTCTACTTATAGCAGCCGATGAAGCGTTTTTCAACGGCACAGAATCTTTGTTAAAAGATGACATATATGATATTATAAAAGATTATATTCGAAAAAAATATCCCAAAGACCCTTATTTAAAGCGCGTAGGTGCCGATGTTGATAACAAGGTTCTTCTCCCGTATTATATGGGTTCTCAAAATAAAATCAAGGATAGCGAGGAAGAAATAACAAAATACAAAAAACAATATAAAGGTCCTTATATTATCAGCGATAAGCTTGATGGCGTCAGCTGTCTCATAGTATATAAGAGAAAGGAAGGAGTCGCCGGCATTAAAAATAACTTTGATATCAAGCTATATACTCGCGGTAATGGAACATATGGCCAGGATATCAGTCATTTGCTTACATATATTAACGGATTCCCTGAACTAAGTAATATTGTAGGCGATTATCTTGCGATTAGAGGTGAGCTCATTATTTCAAAAGATAATTGGGAAAAACTCAAGGCCGAAGGAGATAATGGGGCGAATCCGAGAAATACTGTATCGGGCGCAATTAATTCAAAAACGCTCAATAAAAAAGTATTGAATGCCATTGATTTCGTATGCTATACTCTTATATCCCCGGTTGACCCAAAGATTAAGAATGGCCTGGAAGTCATAAAAAAAATGAAGTTCTTAGTAGTAAATCACATTATCGTCAATGATATTAACCTGGATATTTTATCGGAAAATCTACAAAAATCCCGAAATAATGATTATATCATAGATGGTATAGTAATTGCCGATATTGGCAAGCATTATGATATTGAAAAAGACAAGAATCCTACACACTCTTTCGCCTTTAAATCTATTCATACGCTTGAACAAATTGAAGTTATTGTTAAGGAGGTTGAATGGAATGTATCAAAGGACAAATATATGAAGCCTGTTGTTAAGTTTGACGAAATAATATTGGACGATGTTAAGATTAAGCAGGCGACTGGATTTAATGCAGGGTTTATTGAGAAAAATGTCATAGGCCCTGGGTCGCGAATTATTATTATTCGCTCAGGCAATGTAATACCTCACATAAATTCTGTGTTATCTAAGTCTGCTAACGGAAAACCGAGTATGCCTGGAACTGAAGGAGTTAATTATAAGTGGAATGATACGCACGTTGATATCATTATGATAGATGATGGTAATAAGAATAGCCAGTATGATATCAAGAACATCATATATTTTATGAAAACTATTGAGATAGATTATATGGGTCCGGGAAATATAGAGAAAATATATAATGGAGGATATGATACTATAAATAAAATAATAAATATTAAGAAGGAAGAATTACTAAAGATTGATGGGTTTAAGGATAAAAGTGCCGAGAATATCATAGGTGCTTTAAAGAAAATTAAAGATGTTGATTGTAATGTTTTAATGGATGCCTCAAATATTATGGGGCGCGGATTCGGCTCTAAAAAGATTAAGAGCATTACCGATGTACACCCTGAGATAATAGATAATACTAAGACGGGGCGCAATAAAGCTCTCAAATTAAAAGTAGAAGAACTTACAAAAATTAATGGGATTGCCAAAATAAGCGCCGAGCTATTTATAGAAAATCTGCCAAAATACTATGAGTTCTATGATAGCCTAGGATTCAAATGCAATAAAGGTGCTCTGGCTATGGCTGCAGCTGCTAACGCAGCTCCTGAAAATATTAAAATTAATATTAATATTAATCTGAAAGATAAAACATTTATATTTTCGGGATTTCGCAATAAAGAGTATGAAAAAGCTATAGTAGATAATGGAGGTAAGGTGACAACT